TAGATAAGCACCTACGTTTTGCTGATATGAAGAAATTAGGTGCTCACAAAGGTCCGCACGCGATGGTCTATAACCGTCCTACATGGGGAGTATTTTTCGGTAGAGATGACAGTGTACGCACACGCCTGAGAATGGGTATAAGTGATGCTGCACGCCAGCAGATATTGAAGCAGCTGCAGACAGCCTTCGAGTTAACCGGTGCCTTCAAGCCCACATCGCTCGATCACTGGAGTAAGCCCTGACAGACGGCTTAAAGTCTGTTACCGGTGAGATTTAAGGTTAAGTTATTAAGAAAACAGCTCGTCGTGAGACGGGCTGTTTCGCTATCTGGTAGTAGTGAATCCTGCATAGCCTCCGGACAGGTCATGGTGATCGGCCACATTGAGGTATTTTTTAGAGAACTCTCCCCATAGAAGGTACATCAATGCTGAAGCTATCTGAGTGGATCCGAAAGCCTGCTCTTCAAACGGCTTTTTCTCTGAGCTCTTATCTAACTCCACTTCACCACCCGTACGCTTCAGAGGTGAGTTATAGATGGATGATATCAGGGCTTCACATTCATTTTCGTCTATCCGGATCTTAATCACCGGAATGCCGTGCACCTGGTAATCATCTTTTCCGGAGAAGAGACGCGATAACAGATGCAGATGCTGTTTGTAGTAGATGGTAGGCTGGCCGAGTGACATCAGATCCACATTCCATCCTCTTTGCTCGAGCTCCATACGCAAGGTTTGTGCATCGGTATCCGATTCATCTCCAAAAGTAGGTTTATACTTTTTCCATTGCGGATCCCGCTGATTGCCGGCACGGTCATAATGCAAGAAGATCTGTTTATTACGCATCGGCGCAAAGAAGTTCTGGAATAAGTACGCTAATTGTGGCTGTTGTTCAGGCCACCATGTGTAGATATCCTTCAGCACATGGAATACCGTGCGATCTTCGTTATACTGACCGATGACCATAGAGGTGAACGGTCCCGGATCGTAACCGATATACAACGGTGCATCGAGATTGCAGTTTTTCATGTCCGCACAGGTGAAATTCGCCTCTTCTCCTATCGAGAGTGATTCTATACGCTCGAGTTTATAGGTATCCGATTCGATATACTTCAGACCGAAATGGCCGAAGAACATATCTTTGACTCTATTTTCGCGCACGGCAAAGATAGAGGTGTTAAGCGACGCCTTATCCAAGGTGCCTTCCATCTGCTTTTTGATATAGTCGGTACCAAGGATCTTAATGTTACTGAATGAAGAGGCCCGGAGATAGTAAATAGATCCACGCCGTAGCTGAGTGAGCATCGCCTCGATTCGCCTGCAGTAATTCGTGAGCTTCCGGATAGCCGCCTCGTCATTCCGGAGTTGCGCATTTTCTAACATGTAGTACCGGTGATCCAATTCGAGCGCGATAGCCTGAATGGTACGGATCCGCTCTGGATCCATCTTATCCTCATACTTCAGGAACCAATCCTGGTCTGTTTCGATATTCGGTGTGGAAGTGGTACCGGTGGTACCCATGAAGTACGGACTATCGTAGAAACAGGTCGATTTAGAACGCATAGCCGGCCGCACATTCTCATCTACTACACGCTGCTTAATGTGCAGCATCTCATCCATATACAGGTGCGCGATATTCTTACCATTTGCCCGTTCCGGTCGCTCACAGCTGACAAACTGGATCACGGTACCGTTAACAAACGATATCGTGTTTTTCCAATCCGTAATAAGTGTGCGGCATGGCTTGAAGTGAACAGGTGGCCGTTTACCGATGCAGTAATACATATCCTCTTCGTAGTGATCGGTAAAGAACTCCATGATACCCGGAACCAGGTTCTCGAAGATAGCTTTATAAGTAGATGCCAAAAACACCTGTACAGATCCAGGCATACTATTCTGCACCCTGTCTATACGAGGCCCTAATATATGAGTAGTCTTACCAGATCCACGCCCAAGCTCTAAATACATATCCTGCGTATCGGCTAGTAACGCCAACGTCTGCACTGCAGAATAGTACTGCTCATCAAAGTACTCACTATTGATCACCCGCTTCTTCATACGCTACATCTTCTATTCCGGTCTCCATTTCCAATTCCTGCAGTATCCGCTCCTTATCTTTATTCGATAATCCGGATTCCTCTATGAGTCGCTTACCACGCGCCAGTAATTCACGCATACCTTCACCACCTAATCCAAGGCGTGCAGCCTGTACATCCGGTGATACTAACATACGCCTGTACTTAATACGCTCCGGATCTACTCTACCAGCAGCTGCTTTCGTACGATACTCACAAGCTATCTCGTAGGATCGGCGCGCCGCCTCCAGTTCTCCGTTCTTCTCGCACATGTTAGCCAGATGATCCATCTTATCGGCATAGAACTCCAGCCACTCTTCCGGACAGTTATCCATCTGAGAGTGTACATAAGAGATGCTTTCCGATACCCGGCGTCTGGCAGTACGGATACTGATCTGAGGGAACTCCTTCTGCAGTAGTTTAGCAGCACCCATGATGGTACCATCTGATTCGGAGCCGGTAAAGATCTCGTAAGCACGTGTGAGCTGCAGTATATACTCTGCCATCTCCGGGGAGGCAGTACCGAGCTGCTGACCTTTGGACTGTACAATGACATTTACCGTTTTAGGATCAAGATTTCGTATTTGCTCGATGTTAGTTGCCATTTTGTCGAAATTGTTAATAACCTGTTAATATCTGGGCAAAATCATATATCCGCTATTTTCAAAATCGTGAAGTCCACGAAAGCGAACCAGCGTGCGCGGACTTTGCAAACAGATACACATGTATTATTTTTTTATCCAGGACCCCATGACACTGATATTATGTAATTTAAGCATTCAGCATGTGGCCACAATATATTAAAATTTGCTGTTTTTGTATAAAAATATGTCTTTTTATGCTTTTTCTATGGCCACAAAGGCCGGATCGTCCGCATTTTTGACTGTTCCGCACTCATTTTCGCGCGCACGCGCACACGCTCATATCATATACGTACACATGTGCGCATGAGGCAAAAGTATGCGAATTTTTTACAAAAAATTTCCAAAAATCCACTCCTACACTCCCACACTCCCACAAAACGCATTTTTGAAACCCTGCACCGCTGCATATTTTATATATATAATTTATTCATTTTCAATATAATATATATAAGAATGAGCCAATTATTTTCTTTGATTTTTTTCTGTAGGAGTGTGTGGGAATTTGTAGGAGTCTGTGGGAGTGGCATTTTTTGACGCTGTAGGAGTTGTGGGAGTGTAGGAGTACCCTTCTCCCACAATATAGGAGTATTTTTCGGCTACTCCTACAAAATCCATTTTTGCAAAATCGCTGTAAATAAGCGTTTTACGATTTTCGCCACCCTGTTTTGTGGGAGTGTGGGAGTGTAGGAGTGGAAAAATCGAAAAATTTTTACAAACACATTTTTTTATAAAATAGCGTCTTTTTGCCTAAATACTCATCCTACCGGCTGCTTTTCAGTGATACGATCCGAGGGTGTCGTATCCTGTTGCTTCACCGGTACTTCGATGCGGAAACCGAGCTTTATATTTTGTTCCACGGCGTGCGGGAAGTTGAGTTGTATGGCTCGATTGATCTCCTTACAAACGAATTTCTCCGGATAGGATAGTGCATTCAGATACACCACGTAGTTATAGTACACATCGGCGCCTGATTTGGATATCACACCATCATTCTCCACATTCGTAATACTGGAGTTGATACCAATACCGGCCAATGTGACTTGATCCGCACGTTTATCGTAGCTGATGACACTATCGAAGTAGTCCTTAAACTTAGACGGGAACTCCGTAAACTCCCAGCCTTCCTGACCCACTTTGGTAGTAGCGTACAGTTTACCCTGGTTCTTACCTTCACCGGATAAGAGCGAGGTGATCTTCTCCAACTCATTAGCGATAAGATCATCCACCATATTCTGACTGAAGTTGTACGGCAGCTTCTTTTCCGGATCTACTAACTTCACACCCCGGTACTCACGTACCCATTTTTCTTCCTTAGAACCGACATTCTGCGAACATATACTCTTCAGAATATCAGTATGTACCACAACCCATGCCTGTGGGATCTTTACATGTACATGCGCATTCAGTGCATTCTTCAGATAGCTATTTAGATAGCGAGGCGTAAGGTTGGAAGCCTTCACCCACTCACGAAGACCGGCGAACCACTCATTATAGGCATATACCCACTTACCGAATGACTTGGAACTGTTAAATGCGATGGCATTGGGATACTTGAACGGATTAGCCGGATCCAGCCGGTTATAGATCTCAAACTCATGTCCGGTACCGCGTAACATCCAATCGCCAACGGCCACAAAGGCGCAATCCTGCTGCTTTACGCGCTTCATCAGCGGATTCTCTTCCATAGCCAGGCGTGCCTCATCCGCTCCGACATAGCTCAATGCCAGAATCGAACCGCGCTGCATCGCCGGAATGACGCGTCCTTTGGCGAAATGGTACTGGGTGACACAGGTACGTACCCGGTAGTAATCGGTAATGAGCTGACGCAGGTAATCCTCATAGCTATCGACGCCGTATTGTTCCCAGCTGTCGAGCCAGTTCTGGATATGCTCATCCTCTATCGGTACGCGGATCTTCTTACCATCCACGATCTGCTCCTGGTACAAGTACGGACCATGACCATACAGGAAATCCTCCTGTTTACGCAGGATACCCGGCAGCAGCTTATTCTCACGGATCAATGCATCCACT